GGGAACAATTTACCTGACAGATTCTTTACATTCAGTGGTTATTGGATTGTGCGAAGTGAAATCCAATTCAAAGAGCATAATTTTGAACTGCTAAGTCGTGCTGGCGGAGAAATGTTTGAGACTGGTGTTGAGACTGGTAGCGAACGTTTACGGAACATCATGAACAAGGGATTTTCAAACGCAGATCTTGAGTTTAACATACAGCAGTTTAGCAAGTACAAAATGAAATTCTTCTTGTTGTTGCTAGTAGGGTTCCCAAATGAAACACAGGCCGACTTTGAAGAGACCAAGAATTTGCTACGACGCTGGCAGAAATATGTTGCACTAGGAACTATCATTGGATGCAACTTGGGCACAGGATTGACAGTAGAACAAGGGACACCTATGTTTGATAATCCTGCAAAATTTAACATTGTTCCAATCAAGGGCGACACAGCTAAAGGTATCAATTGGATTTGTACCACAACACCCGAACTTGACTATGCAGAACGTGTGCGTCGACGCATTGAACTGCACAAGTTGGCCGAAGATTTGGGATATACCATCTGGAAAGGCGACGATCACTTGAGTATTATCAAGGATCGGTATCTCACGGAGTTGGCCAATGTCTGAATTTTTGTTTGAGTTTGATTACGATGATTACTTTGGTATCCCTACAGTCAAAATCTTTATTGATCAACAATGCTTGTATCAAGACACAGTGAAAAAACAAATTGCTGTGACCACAGAGTTAGTGCCAGGTGCTCACACATTAGCTATAGAACACTTTGGTAAGCATGCCTGGGAACACCAGAATGCCGAACATGATCGTCATATTGAATTAAAATCTATTGTGGTTGACGGAGTAGATTTGGATCATCACGAACATTGCATGCTAACGCATCAAGGACGTTGGTACCCAGATTACAGTTTGGAGTACATTACGCCATGTCATTGGTTGGGCAACAACGGTACATGGACTTTGAATTTTGATGCGCCAGTATTGAACTGGATTATTAAAACAATCAATCCTGCAGGTGTGAGTCCAGAACAAACACTGGATCGCAGTGGTAATAACATACTCAAAGACACTTTGGACTTTTTTAAAATAAATGTTTGATTATAAAACTATCGACGAGTATCAGATAGAGATCACCAGCTATTGTAATGCTGCCTGTCCCCAGTGTCCTCGCAACCTCAACGGACATGGTATCAATCCTTACATGCCGTTAACACACTTATCACGTGGAGTAATTGACCGTGCGTTCTCTGAAGAATTGTGCAGTAGGTTACGTCAAGTATTCTTTTGCGGCAGTTATGGCGATCCCATCATGCATCCAGACTTTTTAGACATACTACGTGACTTTAGAAAGAAAGCCCCCACACTTTGGTTATACTTTCATACCAATGGTGGAGTACACGATCCTGATTACTGGGCAGAAGTTGCTGGTATTATGAACGGCTACGGACAAATCGACTTTGGTATTGACGGACTAGAAGATACTTTACATTTGTATAGAAAAAATGTAAAATACAACAAAGTTATTGAAAACGCCGCTGCGTTTATAAATGCTGGCGGGAGAGCACAGTGGAACTATATTGTATTCAAACACAACCAGCACCAAGTTGAACAGGCCAAACAACTGGCCAGCGATATGAAATTTTTTAACATACTAATTCGAAACACTGGTAGATTTTTAAATCACGCCACCCTAGAAGAAATGCCTGTGTGGCCAGTGGCCAAAGGTGACTATGTACTTGAACCACCCAGTGATACACAGTACAAGAATCGCAGTATGACATTTTTGCCTGAGTTAAAAAAGCAACAGAACTACTTTGCTACTACTACTATCAAATGTGATGCCTTGCAAGGACGCAAAGTAGCTATCAATGCCGAAGGTGTTGTATTACCATGCAACTTTTTCAATCACAATTTGTATGATGCAAGATTTCGTGATGGATCAATGCCAGGAGCAAATGCACTAAGTCAGCCCCGTGGTCGCAATCAAGTACGAGACTTTTTGTCGTGTTACGGATTAGATAATCTCAACATTCATAACAATAGTCTTGAAGGGGTTTTTGAAAATCCCATGTGGAGTGATTTAGTTGAATCGTTTACTCATGATCGATTGTTTGAATGTGCTATGACATGCGGTGAAAAATTTACAAAAGTTTGGGATCAAGGAGGAAGCAAAAGATGAAAATGTTAGTAACAGGCGGTAACCGAGGACTGGGACAACATCTAGTGGATGTATTTGGCGGTAACAGCATAAGTCGTACAAATGGACTTGATATCAATCTCAACACACACGAAATTGCTGCGTCAAGCGTACACTATGATATTTTTGTAAACAATGCGTTTGATGGTCCGCCACATGAGACGTGGGCCAATTTTGGACAAGCGCAAATGTATTTTGCTGTGTATGATGCCTGGAAAACTGCCGGCAAGTCTGGCTGGATCTTTAACATAGGATCAGTAGGCGAAAAGAATGTTGTTGCACCTGAACCTAGATTTGAAACTTATCGTGTAGCCAAGGCAGCACTGGCACATGCCAGCAGGCAAGGCACCCAGTCATTCAAACAAAATCTAGTGCAGTTCAGAACCACGCTGATCACACCCGATCGCTTTGACACACAACTCAGCCGTAGTCGCCCTAACTGGACAGGAAACGGCATTAACTTAAAAGATATTAGCAATTTTATAACATACGCTATCTCTGTTGATCCAAACACAGTGATAGAAGAGGCAACTTTTTACGTAAACTTTGATCACAAATCATAACTATAACACGAAAGGCAAACCCACTAAACGCACATGACATGGCTACATCAAGACACCCCAGTTGAGACTCTGCCCGAAGAATGTGTAGGTTTTGTTTATCTAATCACAAATAATCTATCTGGACGCAAGTACATAGGCAAAAAATTAGCAAAATTTAGCAAGACAACTTATAAAACTGTAACACAAAAGAACGGCAACAAGAAGCGGAAGAAGATACGATCAAAGATCGATTCAGATTGGAGAGAGTACTATGGGTCAAGCCCAGAATTAACCGCAGACGTAATCACCCTAGGCACCGAAAACTTTACCAGAGAAATACTTTACTATTGTAAATCAAAATCAGAATGTTCGTACCTTGAAGCAAGAGAACAGTTCACAAGAAAAGTATTAGAATCACAAGATTATTATAACGGCCATATTCAAGTTCGTGTGCATGGCTCGCACATCATCAACAAACTTTAATCACGACTCTGTGCTGAGTGTTTGGCTCAGCCCCATTGAGGAACGGTGCAATACCCGGTCCAGACTTGGGCGTCAAAGGCAACTGTTAACTTAAGGCAGCAAATGGTTTGGGCTCTGTGAAAAAGCAACCCATGCTCGTAGGATTTAGATCTATTCTGGATTACTAGGGTTCCGTTGATATGTGAAGCTAGAGTAGGGGGTACCGGTCAACCGCCTCCGTGTGTGCAAACACAATCTCTTTAGAATAGATGACTGCGGTCACTCAGATGATGCATTCAATTCACCGTGCATACGGTGAATTATGACCACAGTATCTAGATGATACTAAGTCAAGAAAACAATTAGTTGTTGAGCGATAGCGAAAACAACAGACTTGCGTAGCAAGTCTTATAATAAGTTCAACTCTTTGAGTTTGTTAACATAGTGTGATTGTCCTTGAGACACTTGTTGTTTCCAATCATTGTGTGCGTTTTGATTGGCTTGATCACTAATATATTTCCAACACACAAACTCAACTCCGTATTTCTCACATGCTTTGGCAATGGCATAGGCTTCCATGTCTACTACATCTGCTGGTATTTCCAGTACTGGATTCATCACAAAGTTATCGCCAGTACTGCAAGTTAAGCCAGTAGAGTTGCCAATGTGTGTGCTAGTTTCAAAAGGTGTTTGTCCTGGTACACATCCTAATGCCTCACAGGTCATGTCTCTTTGCACAAATTGAGTGCATTGATAGAATCCTGGTGCAACTGTTATGCCACCAGCTGTGCCAAAGTTAATGATACGTCGTGGACGATACTTTGTGATGACTTCCGCAGCAGTCATGGCAGCATTTACTTTGCCCACGCCTGTATAAAACAAGTTCATCATGTGGCTGAGATCAGGTGCTTCTGCTTGAATAGCAATTAAAACAATGTCATTCATTAACATTGACCATGCCTTCCCACATAATATTGTGTTGAGTCAATGCTATACCTCCAGGTAAGTTCTGCAAGTTTATGATCACAGCGGCAGAAATTTTAGTGTCAGTCCAATGGCTGCGAATTAGATTTGCTGTGGCCATTATGGTGCCGCCGGTAGCCAACAAGTCATCCACAATCAATGGATGTGTGCCTACTGGAGCGTGTGGGTGCATTTCAATGGTATCAGTGCTGTATTCAGTTTGATAGCTGTGTTGTATTGTGATGCCGGGCAGTTTGCCACGTTTACGTACCAGTATCAGTGGAAGTCCTAACTGTCTTGCTACAGGTGCCGCAAAAACAAAGCCGCGGCTTTCTACAGCCACAAGACTGGAAGCATTATACCAATGTGCTTGATGCTTTAACCATCCACAGCAGTAATCAAATGCTTCTGGTGCAGCAAGAATGCCAGTTATGTCAAAGAAGTTAATACCTGGTTTGGGCCAATCAGGTACTACAGGTACGTGATCGAGGATGTTCATACAAATGTGTCTGGCCAGTCTCTAAACAAGGCATGTTGAATATTACCGCCAACAAATTGATTGAATGACTTGTGCTTGACTTCGAGCTCGCCCTCAAGTGGTGCTACTCGTCTAAAAGCACTGTCCATTTGGCCCATGTCACGAAACTCCATGATGATCATCCACTCTGGCATGTCTGCAATTGAACGGAATCCCATCTTGCATCTTGTGATACGATAGTCTACCATCTTGTCTTCAGAGATCAAATGATCAAAGAAACTTTTCATTCCGTTGACCCAGTCTAAGTCTGAAATGTCGCCTTCTTTGTCTGCCCAAATTGTATATAAATCCATAGTTACTCCAGTGGTCCTAATATTTCAAATCCGTCCATATCGGATTTGTATAAGTGTGCTTGCTCAAGATACAAGTATTGGAATCCTCGAGCCTTGTAGATAGCACACTCTGCTTTCATTGTTTCTATTCCTAATCTCAACTTAGGATTGTTGTAGTTCCATGCAAATTGATCGCACAGTGCGTTATGATCATTATAGCGTTTGATCAACGAGAATGCAACCAATCGGTCATGATCGTAATATCCAATCACATCAGTCATTGGATCTGTGTATCTGCTGTCAAATATGGGCATTACACTTGCAAAGTGTTTGTACTTGCAGTAGTCTCTGTAGATAGAGTTTAGCTGTTTGATGTTGGGTTCACGCAAGTACTCCCACTTTACATTTGGTGTGTAGTTGGTCTGGCTGAGATCAATTCGTGCAAACTGATAACTCATCGCGGATCCTTGCGATGTTCAAACAGTCCCGCAAGATATTCTTCTGGCCAGTTGTGATAGAATCCCTTCTCGGCCATTGTTTTGGCTTTGTTGTTTAGGTCGCTGAGACTTTGCACTAGAGCTAGAGCATACTTGCCTTGATTCATACACACGCCGTTGACCATTTCTACATCTGAGGGATGGTCTTCTAGTGCAAGGATATCGTTGCGTAACAAATGTTCACGGTTGGCATTTTTCAAACTGTCACTGAACAATTCATACGGCCATTCCACAGGATCGTACGCATAGATAATGACTTCACGATTGTTCATGCCCCATCGTGCTCGATTTTTGAGATCAAAATAAGGATCCACACCAACATGTACATCGTAGCTTTTTTTCAGTCTTGCTGACCGTGCGTATGGACAAGGTGCCCAGCCTCCAAGAGCAGGATGTGGAACTTCCACAAAGTTCACAATCCAGTTTTCAATATCTTGTTTAACTGTATCTAAGTCCATTAGAAATACGGCAGTTTAGTTTTGTTGGTAGTTTCCATGTTTTCTTCGGCTATCTTACTGATCATTTTTCTTTCAGTGTAGCTTAGTGCCAACACCTGATCGTAAGTGAGACCACCGCGCATTAGCCAAGCCAATCTGAGACTGTTTGATCTAATTGCGTTAGCCTCCTGATCAAGGCTTTCAATGTACTCGCCAATTTCCTCTACTGGGAGGATCAGGAGGCGGCTTCGAAAAAATTTGTAAGATCCAAATTCAGTGCTTGATCATGCTCGTGACTGCATTCACTGCAGGTGAGATGCACAGGTTTGAGTTCTGTGCGATTGCGCAAGTCAACTGCATGATCTCTAACAGCAACAAAAATTTGACGATCGCAGTTCTGCAAAAATTCATCAATGTGTTCTGCTTCTGACACAACAGCCTGTGGTGTACGAATTGCTGAAATTGAGTACTTGAGAGCTCGCATGGTCAGCTGAGTCAGTATTTTCATCACTTCGGCTAGTTTTTGTAACTTTTCGTCTTCAGTAAGTACAGTATCCATGCTGATGTTGCGCATCATGCGTTGATTTTCAAACTGCTCAAGATTGATTTCATTTTGCTTTTCGTAACTCATTGGATGAAAATAAATTTCCAAATCTCCATAAGTCACTGTGGCAGAAAAGTCAGGCATGGTCAACTGATCCAGCGCATTGCGCAAGTCTAACGCAAAACTTTCAATGTGTTTGCAAGCAGGACAAGTGGTTTCAATTTCAAGCTCATGTCCGTAACTGGCAATACGAATGGCAACCAGGATAGAATTCAAATCTGCCACAGGAGCATGCCAGGCATTCTTAATTGACGGCACACAACTGTGTATTACATTGACCACAGCTTGCCCGCTAAACAGCGCATCTGGCGTGCGATAGGTAATTTCGTCAATGGCTGTCATGGGATAAACAGGCAGCTCACCGTTTTGAGGCACGTCTAAGCTGCCTTCTGGCCAGTATTTGCCCTCGCTGGGCAACCGCAAGTAAATTGCTGGTTGTCTAAAAAATTGTCTAAGTGGATTGTGATTTTGGTTCATAGTGTACCCATAAATATACTTCTACTTATAGGTGTTTTTCAATGGCGGACGTAAATCAAGCATCACAAGAAATGGCTGAAGTCATAGCACGAGTTTCTGACGACCTTAGAAATTTTGGGCGAGTTACTGAAGATACTCAAGCAGCACTGGCAGCGGGAAGTTTTCGACGAGCAAAAGAACTTGACAAAGCCAGTGCGTTAACAGCAGGTGCGCTAGGAAACCTAGCAGGTGCAGGTCTAGCAGCCGGCAAAGCCATGTACGATGGCCAAAAAGGCGCCGCGGCATTTAATAGTTCCCTTGACAGCATGAGCAAGGCAGTTACCGCAGCTGGTGCTGCGTTGACTTTCTTGGTTCCTGGCGGATTCTTAATCAAAGCTCTAATTGGCCTGGGCACAGCCGCAATTGGCGCCAGTATTAAGATGACTCAAGCGGCCAACGACATGGCCGACAATTTGTTTGCAGCCAATAGCAAAATGGCCAAAGCTGGCCTGGCCGGTTCAGATGGCATGATGGGCATATTCCGCGACGCCAAGAAGCTTGGCCTGAGCATGAAAGAGCTGGGTGTATACACCAATGCAGTAGCAGCCAACAGCGCAGAATTGGCCTTGTTCAAGGGCACAGCATTTGAAGGACGCCAGGCATTTGCCAATATTGGTGCGTCAATGAAACCGTTCCGTGCCAGCCTAGAAGGCGCGGGTATCAGTCTTGAAGATCAAATTGCAGGTACTGCTGGCTATTTGAGATTGCAAACTCAAATAGGGCAAAGTCAAAACAAAAGCACGACAGAACTAGCCAATGGTGCTAGAAAATATCTAGTTGAGATGGACGGTCTCAGCAAGCTCACAGGCATGCAACGTGAGGAGATGGAAAAGCAAATGGAAGCTGCTAGAAGCGAGCAGCGTTTCCGGGCCAAACTAGATGCCATGCGATCGTCTGGAGATGCTAAACAAATTGCTGCTGCTGATAAAATGGAAAGAGCCAACATTCTTATCAGCAAACAAGCACCAGAGTTAGGACAAGCATTCAGAGATGCCAGTTCAGGTGTGCTCACAAGTGATGCAGCAGTTAAAGGTCTGATTGGCACACAAGGCAAACTGTTGGAAGTGACTGATCAATTGGCAAATGGCCAAATTGACGAATATCAAACGTTCAAACAGTTAGGTCAGGCTGCTGGACAGTTTGGCAAAGACATGAACTTTACAGCTCAGCTGGGCTTGTTGAATGATTTCAGCATTGATTATGCGCAGGCAATGAAAATTGGTATTGCCACAACAAAAGACACTTCTGAACTGGCTGCGTTAATTGCAGAAGAACAAAAGAAACAAATGGGCTCGCAGAATGACGCCAACACCAAGGCTATGGCGGATCTAAGAGAAAAACAACGCAATATCAATGAGATGCTGGAAACTACAATAGCTAACCAGATGGGCACAGCTATATCAATGAGCAACGCTCTAGCCAATGCCACAACACCTATTGCCACAGCATTTGACAGACTTGCACCATTGATGGAAAAATTCATAATCCAAATGACAAAACTCACCAACTTTTTGGCAGAAAAACTGGGATATATTGTTAACAAGAGTATTGATGTAGTAGAAGCCACACAAAAAGGCGGCATGGGCGGATTTTACAGATCTGGTGGCAGTGAATTAGTTGGGTCTGGTGTTGGTGCAGTAGCTGGTGGAGTCAAAGGCGCAGCCATGGGTGCGGCTTTAGGTAGTATAGTGCCAGTGCTTGGCACAGCCATTGGTGCTGCAATAGGTGGGTTGGGTGGTGCCGGGCTTGGATATTTTGGGGGCAAGGTCCTGGGTATGGGCGCTGATGCACTAGGTACAGCAGTAACTCCTCCAGGCCGCGCCGCTGGTGGCCCTGTCAGTAGAAAAAATCCATACATTGTGGGCGAACGTGGTCCAGAACTCATGGTTCCTGAACAAGCAGGAAAAATTATAAACAATGACAAACTAAGCAAGATGTTTGAGTCCATGGCTTCTTCTGTATCTTCAGGACAAGTCAGTGTTGATATGATATCTGAAGTGATGGGTAGCTCTGTAACTGTTGTTACCACAACCAATAGCGAACTGACTGACAATTTAAAAACTACACAAAACGTTGGTAGCACGTATCAAGCAATACTGAGATCTGTTGACGAGCTGAATGACAAAACCAAAAAAACAACAGAGTCCGCAATTACATCTCAACGTGAGACACTGGCAGACATACAACGCATTGAACGTTACACTGATCAAGATACCAAACGCACAAAAGATTTTGTGGATTTTCACAAAAAATATCTTGACAGTATCACTGAGATATTGGGCACAAACTTAGAGCAATTGCAAGAACAATCAGAACAAAGTGGTTCTGCTGGTGCAGGCGGTGCGCCAGGCATGGGCGGAGGCACTGGACTAAAGATTCCAGCAGCGCCACCAGCCGGAGGCATGGGCGGAGGTACAGGGGTTAGCCCAGGCAGCGGCCAAGGCATGAAAGGTGCCAATGAAAACGATCTGTTGGCCATGGGTCTTAAATTTGATCCCAAACGTGATGTGCAAGCTGAAGGTGCGGCAATAAGTCCAAAACTCATTGAGTTGGCCAAAAATGTTCAAAGTCTCGTACCAGGATTTTCAGCATTTACAGGATTGAATGATCAATTCCACAATGAAAAAAGTCCAAATAGCTTGCATACCAAAGGCCAAGCCATGGACTTTGTGCTCAACAAAAAGCCCACACGAGAAGAAGGTGCAAGCATTGTTAGTTGGCTCAAACAGTCAGGGGCCAGTCTTGCTATAGATGAATACAACAACGCCACTAAAAATGCCACAGGTGGACACTTCCATGCACAGATCCCGGCATTTGGCGACGGAGGCATGGTGGACAAAGCCACACTGGCATTGATTGGCGAAAAAGGTCCAGAAGCTGTGATTCCCATGGACGGCAAAGAAATTCCACTGAACATATCCAAGCCAATCCCGATCAAGCTGGATTTCAAAGATGTAATGGCTGAAGGCGGCATCGGCCCAACAGTTGGTGGTTATAACGAATATACTGGTTACAGCATGGGTGGCATAAGCACTGATTTGAATGCAGTCAAAGAAATTGCTACCAGCATGGGGGCGTTTGACAAAGCCACTCAGACCATTACTGATCCAGCTACCTGGAAAGAAATTATAAATTCAGGCATTGCCATGAACTACGATCTTGGAATGGCCAAAATTGGCACTCTGATGGGAGGCGGAGAAGGTGTAGGACAAATATTGGGCCAACGACTGAATGATATTGTGGCCGATAATGGTGTGAATCAAAAGGAAGCATTTGATATCATGCGAGCAGAGTTTATAGAAGCCTTTAAAATAATCACAACTGAAGCGTTTGGAAAAATGGCCAAAGAAGCAGCCACACCAGAAACAGATGCACTGCTTGCTGGCATTGATGCACTGATTGCCAAGCAGAGTGAAGCCAACGACATCAGCAAGAAGATACTCCAGGTGAGTGCAAACTAACGGTAAATAAACAATCATGGCAGAATCCAAACAACAAGGCTGGCGCAAGTATTTTAAAGTTGCAGACACATCCGGAGTGATGAGTCCAATTTCAGGACAAAATCAATTTGGATTGTCCAACTACGGCAAAAACGACGGCTCTGATTCGATGATTAGTGATTTTACTTTTCGAAACTATGCCAGCAGATTGCCCGAAGTTTACTCAGGTCATCCCAACAGAGTGGAGCGTTACAATCAGTATGAGAACATGGACATGGACTCAGAAATCAATGCCTGTTTGGATATTATTGCTGAGTTCTCCACACAGATCAACGAGTCAAATGCCACTCCGTTTGATATTCAATACAACGAAACACCCACAGACCACGAAGTTGACATCATTAAGAAACAACTGCAACAGTGGGTCAAACTGAACAAACTGGACCAGCGCATATTCAAACTGTTCCGCAACACCATCAAGTATGGCGATCAAGTGTTTGTGCGTGATCCAGAAACATTTGAAATGTACTGGGTTGACATGACCAAGGTTGCTCGAGTGATTGTGAACGAATCAGAAGGCAAGCGTCCCGAGCAGTATGTGATTCGTGACATCAATCCCAACTTCCAAAACATGACTGTGGCAGCAAAGACCACCACAGACTACATGACCAATCCTGTGACAGGCAGTGTATCTGGCGCAGCCAACTACACCATGCCCAACGGTGGGTCAGGTGGCGGCGTGGGCAACAGTCGCTTTATGACTGCCATGAACGAAACTTGTTTGGATGCCAAGCATGTGATACACATGAGCTTGAACGAAGGCCTAGACGTATTTTGGCCGTTTGGACGCAGTGTACTAGAACAGATTTACAAAGTATTCAAGCAAAAAGAACTGCTGGAAGATGCAATCTTGATTTATCGTGTGAGCCGTGCTCCTGAACGACGAATCTTTAAAATTGACGTGGGCAACATGCCCAGCCACTTGGCCATGGCGTTTGTGGAACGTGTTAAAAACGAAATGCATCAACGACGGATCCCCACTGTATCAGGCGGCGGAGCCAACATGATGGATAGCAGTTACAATCCACTGTCAATCAACGAAGACTACTTTTTCCCACAAGGCGCAGACGGACGTGGCAGCAGTGTAGACACCTTGCCTGGTGGTCAGAACCTAGGCGAAATTGACGACTTAAAGTACTTTAACAACAAAATGGCCCGCGGTTTGCGTGTGCCATCAAGCTATTTACCCACTGGCCCTGACGACTCAGACCGTGCGTTTTCAGACGGAAAAGTAGGCACAGCCCTTATACAAGAGTACAGATTCAACCAGTATTGTGAACGTTTGCAGGGTCATATTTCACAAAAATTAGACGACGAATTCAAGATGTTTTTGAAATGGCGTGGGTTTAATATAGACTCAAGCCTGTTTAATTTAAAGTTTTCACCACCTCAAAACTTTGCAAGTTATCGCCAAAGCGAACTAGACAACACAAGAATTCAAGCATTTACAGCTATGGAACAATTGCCTTACATGTCAAAACGTTTTATGCTACAGCGTTTCTTGGGCTTGAGTGAAGACGAAATCAAAGAAAACGAAGAACTCTGGCGAGAAGAACGTGATAGCCCTGAAATGCAAAATTCAGGTGGCGCTGACTTGCGTTCTGTGGGTATTACACCAGGTGGTATGGAAACTGATATTAGTACTGGCGAAGAAATTGGGCAAATGCAACAGCCTGGCGCAGGCGAAATGGTTGGTCCAGGAGCGGCTCCAGCACCGGGCGCAGCACCAGGCGGAGTATAAATATAACCATGCTGCTACAAGAATTTTTTAAAAAAGATCCCGAAGCCTATCAAGATCTATCGCAAGACAACAGCCAACCGCAACTGGGTGATCTGCGGAAAACTCGTTTGACTTTGAGACAACTAAACAAGTTGAGAAAAATGAATGACGTCCGTGCATTCGAATACAAAGAAAAACTCAAACTAGTGCGCCAACAATACTCACCCCCTCCAGCACCAATGGCTTAATTGGCATTTATCGCCATTTTGACTCCTTAAACAGTAGAGTTTTTGGTTGTTATGTAAATAACAGCACACTTTACCTATAGGAGTTTTCCCTTATGAACAAATTTGAACAGTTGATTGAATACGTGATCAACGACGAAGACCAAAAAGCTCGCGAGCTTTTTCATGACATCGTGGTGGCCAAAAGCCGTGAAATCTACGAAAATCTAATGCAAGAAGAGGCCGAAGAAGACCTCGACGAAGCAGAAGTAAACGAAGCTGATGATTCCGACGACGATGAAACCGACGACGAAGAACTCGACGAAGGTGCCATGGGCGGCGATGCCAGCGATGATTTAATTGACGAAATTGAAGCCGACGAAGAACAAGATATGAGTATGGAAGCCGAAGGCGACGACGAAATGGGCGACGACGAAATGGGCGACGACGAAGGCGGAGATTTTGGCGGTGACGACATGGGCGGTGACGACATGGGCGGCAGCGATGAGCCAGCAACCAAAGATGACGTTATGAATCTAGAAGACAAACTGGATGAGTTAATGGCTGAATTTGAAGGCTTAATGGGCGGCGACGACGACATGGGCGACGGCGACGGTTTTGGTCCTGATGAAGGCGGCGACGCTATTGGAATGGACGACACCGGCGAAATGGAACCAGGCATGATGGAAGCCATCAGTTTAAAAGCAGCCCCAAAGCCAGTTACAGCTGAACAAGGCAACGGCAAAGCAGGTCCTGTAGCATTTAACTCAGGTGCAGCTGGTATGGCCAGCAAGCCAGTACACACTGGCACCAGCATGGGCGGCGTGCATGACAGTTCCGCATATCGTAACACAGTAAAAGAACTTGGTGTAACTCCTACTCAAGACGCCGGAAAGAAAGCATTTAAATCTGCTGCTCCTGCGCCTGTAAAGAGTCAAGCCAGTGGTGTAAACACCAAAAGCCCACTACCAAGCGGTCGTAAGGGTTAATTAGATGTCATCTAGATACCTAAGAGAAGATCTTACTTTTAGCCAAGCCAACATCCAAGTTTTGGAAGAAGCCGATGTTGGTGGCAAGAAGCATCTCTATCTCAAAGGCATTTGCATTGAAGGCGACAAGCGCAATGCAAATGAACGTATCTACCCCCGACAAGAAATTATCAAAGCAGTAGAGACTATCAACGAGCAGATCCGTGACGGTAACTCCGTTTTAGGTGAAGTGGACCATCCAGATGATTTAAAAATTAATTTAGATCGTGTGTGTCACACAGTTGAAGGCATGTGGATGGACGGACATGCTGGTTGCGGCAAGTTGAAAATTCTGCCAACCCCAATGGGTGAATTGATAAAGACTCTGTTGACATCAGGCGTGAAGCTGGGTGTTAGCAGTCGTGGATCAGGTAATGTTGATGACAGAACCGGACATGTAAGTGACTTTGAAATAGTCACTATAGATGTAGTTGCCCAACCCAGTGCTCCTAATGCGTATCCTACAGCAATCTATGAAGGTCTCATGAATATGAGAAACGGTCATAAGATCTTAGAGATGGCTAGAGAGTCTGGTCAGGACGACAAAGTGAAGAAGTATCTCGCAGGTGAGGTTAAACGCCTTATCCGAGAACTCAAAATCTAAGGAGAACCAGGCATGTTTGATGCTATTAAACCATTGCTTGACAGCGGCTTAATCAACGAAGATGTTAGTAAAGAACTCAACGAAGCTTGGGAATCTAAACTGACAGAAGCTCGTGAGATTGTGCGTGCAGAACTTCGCGAGGAGTTTGCACAACGCTACGAGCATGACAAAACAGTGATGGTAGAAGCCCTAGATAAGATGGTAACAGAAGGTCTCGCAGGAGAATTAGCCAGCATTGCTACTGAAAAGCAAGCATTGGCTGAAGACCGTGTGAAGTTTCAACACAAGATGAAAGAGTCAGCCACTAAGTTTAACAGCTTCTTGGTTACTAAACTTGCTGAAGAAATTTCTGAACTGCGCAAAGACCGTAAGATGCACACAGAAGGAGTTGCAAAACTTGAGAACTTCGTGGTGCATGCATTGGCAAAAGAAATTCAAGAATTTGCTGCTGACAAACGTGACTTGGTGGAAACCAAAGTGCGTTTGGTTAGTGAAGCACGTAACAAACTTGAAACTTTGAAAGCACGATTCGTTAAAGAAAGTGCCAACAAAATGAGCCAGGCTGTTAGCAAACATCTTAAGGCTGAATTAAACCAGTTGCAAGAAGACATCAAAGTTGCTCGCGAGAACAATTTTGGTCGTCGTATCTTTGAAGCATATGCTACCGAATTTGGTGCTACTCACTTGAATGAGAAAGCTGAAGTTCGTAAGTTGCATAACACAATTGCGCACAAAGACAAGAAATTGTCCGAGGCAATTAAACTCACCATGAAAGCAAAAGTCCTGGTTGAGAATAAAGAGCGCGAACTGCGTATGATTAAAGAATCCAATGAGCGTGACAGCTCGATGGATGAATTGCTACGTCCCTTGAACAAGGAAAAGCAAGAAGTCATGCGTAATTTGCTCGAAAGCGTCCAAACTAACCGTTTGAAAAACGCCTTCGAAAAGTATCTACCAGCAGTGTTGGAAGACCGATCTGTGAAAGCCCACAAAGTGATCACAGAAAACGTCACCGCAGTTACTGGTGATAAAAATGTTTCGAACCAGCAGAACGCCCAAGAAGATCGCAGCAATGTAATTGACTTGAAGCGCCTGGCAGGGCTTTAAAATTTTTTAGGAGACTTAAATGTCACAAGATCTATTAGAAAGTCGTTGGGATGAGACCAAAGAGGCCCTGTTAGAAGGCCTCCAAGGCACCAAACGCAATAGCATGAAAGTTATTCTTGAGAATACTCGTCGCTATTTGAAAGAGAATGCTTCTTCTGGAAGTACTGTTTCTGGCAACATCGCCACACTTAACCGTGTGATTTTGCCAGTGATTCGTCGTGTTATGCCAACCGTTATTGCTAACGAGTTGGTTGGCGTTCAGCCCATGACTGGCCCAGTTGGCCAAATTCACACCTTGCGTGTGCGTTACGCCAACAGCTTGACTGACAACTCAGCAGCCGCTACAAGCGTCACAGCTGGTCAAGAAGCATTGAGCCCATTCACAATTGCTACAGCTTACTCCACAGTTCCTGCTGGAACAGCTACAGCTAGTACCTACACCGGCGGCTCAACAGCCAGCATGGAAGGTACCGGCGGTAAGCAAATCAGCGTTCAAATCTTGAAACAAGCTGTTGAAGCCAAGACCCGCAAGCTGCAAGCTCGCTGGACTTTTGAATCTGCACAAGACGCACAAGCCATGCATGGTATTGACGTTGAAGCAGAAATCATGGCTGCTCTGGCTCAAGAGATTACCGCTGAAATTGACCAAGAGATTCTTTTGAGCTTGCGCTCATTGGCTTCTACTGAGTTCACATACAACCAAGCTACCGTTTCAGGTACAGCTACATTCGTTGGTGACGAACACGCCGCTTTGGCAGTGTTGATCAACCGTGTTGCTAACTTGATCGCCCAACGTACTCGTCGTGGCGCTGGTAACTACGCTGTTGTGAGTTCAGCTGCTCTGACAGTGTTGCAAAGTGCAACAACTTCAGCTTTTGCTCGTACCACAGAAGGCACCTTTGAAGCACCTACAAACACCAAGTTTGTTGGTACCCTGAACGGTTCTATGCGTGTGTTTGTTGACAGCTATGCTGCTGATACCACACCAGTTCTGGTTGGCTACAAAGGCTCTTCAGAAGCT